GAGCCTAAAGAGCCTCAGTTAGAGCCGCTTCGTTATAAGGGTGATGCGATTGCGTTGCAGGGTCCGAGGCCTGATAGGATTGAACCAACTACAGTATTTGTGGGAATGCCAGCGGATTCGGCATTTCAGAGCATGGGTAGCATTTATGCTGCTCAGAACATTACGGACATGCGTCCATACCCACAGCAGTCGCCTCCTGTTGGTTATGGGGCGATAGGTGCAGTAACGATAGTGATAACTGAGCCATGACTTACGACGAATTGGTCACTAACATCAGGAACTACACAGAGGTCGGAAGCAATGTCTTCACGAACTCGGTGATCAACACGTTCATCACAATGGCTGAGAACAGGATCATGCGTGACATTGATCTGGATGTTTTCAAAAAAGAGGTTACAGGCACGATGACCTCGGGTAACAAGTTTTTGACTACGCCAACTGATCTTTTGACGCACAGGTATCTGTTGTTGACAAGTGCAGGTGGGGAACAGATATTCTTGGATTTCCGGGACACGTCGTTCATGAAGGAATATTGGGCGGACGGAACGGATACAGGAGTTCCCAAGTATTACGCTGTATGGGATCAAAACACGTTTTATGTAGCTCCTACCCCCTCATCTAACTATGCTGTTGAGTTGGGATATATCTATAGACCGGCGCAACTTTCGTCCACTAACAATACGACGTGGATTAGTAACAATGCCCCTGAGGCTCTTCTGTATGCTTGCCTTATTCAGGCTTACAGCTATACAAAAGGTCCTTTGGAAATGTTGAACTTTTTTGAGAAAAGCTACGCCCAAGCGCTGCAAGGTCTTGGAATTGAGCAGCAAGGTCGTCGCCGTCGTGATGAGTTCCGTGATGGCATGCTTCGTCAAAAACTTAAATCGGAGTCACCCGGACCATGATAGGCGGAGGCGCTTTACTAGGAGAGATCAAAGCGGTTGCGGTTTCTGGGCGTGGTTTTACCCCGGAAGAAGTTGCCGAGATGGCCTTAGAAAAGATTGTTTATGTTGGGGAGAGTTCTCATCCGGTTATCCGGGATCAGGCGGAGGCTTTTAAAACCCAAATACGTGCGGTGTTGGTGAGATACATGCGGCAAGCCGTATCGTCCCATAACACCACGATTGCAAACCGCCTTCGCGAAGCGGGGCATCCTGAACTGGTAAAACTTTTGGAGGATTGATATGCCTATTTCTGTAACCACTGCCATGCCTACCTCGTTTAAGGTAGAGATTTTGAAGGCAGTTCATAACTTTACTGCCTCCACTGGCAACACCTTCAAGATTGCTTTGATGAAGGCCACGGCTTCTGGATCGGGTACATATGGCGCAGCTACGACTAGCTACAGCACGCTGACTGGAAACTCGGACGAACTGCCGAACGGTAGCGGCTACACCACTGGCGGCAATACGTTGACTTCTGTTACTCCGGTGGCGGATGGAACCACTGCTGTCTGCGATTTTGATAATACGACATGGTCTGCGGCCACGTTTACTACCTGCGGTGCTCTTATTTACAATGATAGTGCAGCGGGCGATCCGGCATGTGCTGTTTTGAGCTTTGGTGGTGATCAGCAGGTTAGCTCGGGGGATTTTCAGATTCAATTCCCGGCACCGGCAGCAGCAACGGCAATTATTCGTATTGCCTAACAGGAAGCTAATGTGCCAAACCTTGTCAAGGCTTGGGGTGAAGATGGTTGGGGGGATACCACTTGGGGTGGTATTCCTACGACAAACATTGCTGGCTGGGGTATTGGCACGTGGGGTGAGAATGGTTGGGGCGGCATCATTGAAGCCAAGATTGTCACCCCGACAGGAGTATCAGGAACAGGAAGTATAGGCAGTGTCACTCTAGTTGTTTCGCCATCAATTACCGGGGTGTCCGGTACGGGCAATGTAGGAGATGTAACTACAGCAACTGGCGATATAGTGGTCGCCGTAGGGGTTGAAGGAACAGGACAGGTTGGAACAGTAACGCCGCTTGTTTTTTTCACGGTGACTGGGGTGCAGGGAGTTGGTCAGATTGGAAACTTCTCTGTACAAGTTGATGACATTGTTGTACCGGTAGGAGTAGAGGGTAACGGGGCAGTAGGTACGGTTAGCTTCACTATTGGTACGGTAGTAAGCGTAAACGGTGTATCAGGGACAGGTTCGGTTGAAAATGTTGTCCCTGCGGTCCTGACGACTGTGACTGGCGTTGGGGCTACGGGAGCCCTAGGCAATGTATCGTTCTCAATAAGTTCCACGTTTATACCCGACGGGGTATCTGGAACGGGTGCAATAGGTACAGTAGTCCTTGACTATCCCGGATTAATAACAATAACAGGTGTTGTTGGTACAGCTGCGGTAGGGACCGTTATTCCTACGGTCATCAACAATGTTACGGGCGTATCGGCCACAGGTAGCATTGGAACAGTAGCGATTAAGGTAAACGATGCTATTTCTGTTACAGGAGTGGCAGGTACGGGTCAAATTGGTTCAGTGATACTTAGAGGGTGGACCGTAGTTGATGATTCACAAGCTTCTAATTGGGTAGAGGTTAACGACTATCAGGACCCGAACTGGGTCGTGGTTCAAGTGGCATAAGGAAATGACATGGCTAGTACATTTAGCAATCTAAAAATCGAGTTGATTGCCACAGGTGAGCAGTCGGGCACGTGGGGTATTACTACCAACACAAATCTTGGCACTGCACTAGAAGAAGCGATTGTTGGTTCTGCTGACGTATCGTTTTCCAGTTCGGATGTCACTCTAACTCTAACAGACACTAATGCTACTCAGACCGCGCGCAACCTGCGACTGAATCTGACGGGCACTTCAGGTGGTGCACGAAACCTTATCGTGCCTGCTATTGAAAAGTTTTATGTGGTCAATAACGGCCTTGCAGATGCCGTTACAGTGAAGAACTCGACTGGTAGTGGCATTGCGATTCCTGCTGGCAAGACATCGGTTGTATACAACACCGGGTCAAACGTAGTGGATGCGGTCACTTTCCTTACTGCGCTTCAGCTAAGTGGCAATCTGACGATGGCTTCAGCTACGTCAGTGGTCGATGCCAACGGTAATGAGCTCATCAAATTCCCGTCAACGGTTGCTTCTGCTGTCAATGAGGTTACGGTAAGCAATGCCGCTACTGGTGCTGATCCTTCGATTGCTGCCACGGGTGGTGACACTAATATCGGTATTAGCTTCACGCCAAAGGGCTCTGGAAATGTCAGCATTACTAGCGGTAATTTAAAGGTGCCTTCTGCCGCGTCTGTTATTGATTCAAACAGCAACGAGTTGATTAAGTTTCCTTCAGCTGTGACAGGTGCTGTTAACGAAATTACGGTCACTAACGCAGCGACAGGCAACAATCCGACCGTTTCTGCAACGGGTGACGACACGAATATCAGCTTATCTTTTGCAGCCAAGGGCACTGGTGCATATAACTTCACTGGTACGACGGATACCGCAGCAGAGGTAAGGCTTTTTGAAGATGCAGATAACGGCAGCAACTATGTGTCGTTTAAGGCCCCTGCGACGATAGCGTCTAACGTGGCGTGGACATTGCCGAGTGCGGATGGCACAAATGGTCAGTTTCTTTCTACAAACGGCTCTGGAACGCTTTCTTGGTCTACAAGTAGCGGTGGTATTTCAACAGGTAAAAGCATCGCTATGGCGATGATCTTCGGATTTTAAGGAGTTATTCAAATGGCAAACCCGAACATTGTCAACGTAGCTACCATTTTTGGGCAGACAACGTTTTTGACACCAGCAAATACGTCTACTTTTGTTTTAGTGACAAACACGGCGGCTTCTAATAATGTTTTCAAATTGGAGCAAATTGTTGCTGCTAACCAGACTAACACGGCTGCAAATGTTACTGTATCCATTTTTACTAGTGGTGCAACATCTGCAGGAAACGTAGTTACAACAGGTGCGAGTAATACCTTTGCGATTGCGTCAAATATCTCGGTTCCAGCTTATGCATCCTTAATTGTGATGGATAAAACGACTTCAACATATTTGTTAGAAGACCGTGCGATTGTGGTGTCCAGCGGAACAAATAATGCGATCACCTTCTCTGTGAGCTATGAACAGATTGCTTAAAGGGTAGAACATGGCAATTCACGGGTATCCCGGCAACATTATCAGCGCGAGTTCTCCGCTGTATACGCCCGGCTTTGCTTCGGGTATCTGGAATCTTGGCAGTTGGCCTAGAGGGGTGACTGTTGTTCAGACCTTTACTGCATCTGGCTTTTTCACTGTCCCTGCTGGTGTGACGGCGGTGGATTATCTGGTGGTAGCTGGTGGCGGCGGTGGTGGGTTAGATCGGGCAGGAGGAGGTGGAGCTGGTGGATTTCGTACTGGCACGGCATTTCCTGTTACTCCCGGTTCTACATATTCCATCACAGTAGGTGCAGGGGGTGCTGGGCAAACAGGCGCAGGTACATCACCTTTTGACGGGTTATCTGGTGCTAACAGTATTTTTTCTATTATTACTGCAAATGGCGGTGGTGGTGGAGGTCAAGCTGCAAGAGTTGGTGTGGCTGGTGGTTCTGGGGGTGGAGCTGGAGCAGGTTCTGCAACAGGAGGAAATGGAAATACCCCAGCCACTACCCCAAGTCAAGGTAATAATGGCGGTGCTGGAAGTGCTTCAAATGCAGCAACAAACTCCGGCGGAGGAGGGGGTGGTTCTGGAGGTAATGGCGTTGCGGGGTCAAACACCGTTGGTGGAAATGGTGGAATTGCAACCGCTTCCACAATAAGTGGCGCTTCAGTATTTTACGCTGGTGGTGGTGGTGGTGGAAAAGATGGAACGGGCGCAGCTGGCCTTGGTGGCGGCACATCTACTACGGCTCAAAAAGGCGGCGCTGGGGACGGTCAGTTAGGGGCAGGAACTGCTGGAGGCACTGGAACAGCTAATACAGGCGGTGGAGGCGGTGGAGGCGGCGGCACTATTGCTGTTACTTCTGGCACAGGCGGCGCAGGCGGCTCTGGCATTGTCATTATCCGCTACATAGCCCCATCACAAAGTGTGTACGTATTTAACTCTACCCAACAGTGGGTGGCTCCTGTCGGCGTGACAAGTGTTGACTACCTTGTTGTTGCTGGCGGCGGCGGTGGTGGCTATACGGGTGGCGGTGGTGGTGGCGCTGGTGGATTTAGAACTGGCAGTGGTGTAGCAATAACAGCCGGAGCAACTTATACAATTACTGTTGGTAGCGGCGGCGCTGCTTCAACTCCCGGAACAGCAGGCAGCAATGGAGATAATTCATCAATTATTGGTGGTTCATCATCTCCATTTCAATCACCCGGAATTGTTTCTACAGGAGGTGGTGGTGGCGGATCTTATACTGCTCCGGGCAGTGGAATAGCCAACGGAAGAGCTGGCGGTTCTGGTGGTGGTGGGGGAACGAGAGATACTGGAAGCAACCCCGGCGGTTTAGGTAATACGCCATCAACATCACCATCACAAGGAAACAATGGAGGTACTGGCACAGCCGCATTAATAGGGGGTGGTGGTGGTGGTGGATCTGCCGACGGGCAAAACGCAAGCGTATCAGGTGCAAATGGCGGCGCTGGAACTGCCTCTTCTATTACTGGGATATCGGCAAGTTATGCGGGCGGTGGCGGAGCTGGTGGTTATTCACAAAGACCGGCTGGAGCAATTCCTTTGGGGGTTGGTGGTGTTGGCGGGGGCGGGAATGGCTCTAGTGGGCCAAGCGCACCGGGGCCAATAGTGGCTACTGCCGGAGCGGCAAATACTGGCGGTGGCGGTGGCGGAGGTGATAATAATCCATACGGCGCTGCTGGCGGCTCAGGTATCGTCATCATCAAGGTTAGACAATAAGGTAAGACATGAGTGATTATCCCGGCAGAATAATGACAAGGGCACCGAGGTTGCCGAGCACGACGCAGGCATCGGGCATCTGGACATTGCAGCAGGCTCTGCAAGCCATCAAGGCTGGCGTGTGGCCCGGTATTCCTACTAACACTGTCGTACTGTCATTTACTTCTTCTGGCTCGTGGACATGCCCGGATGGTGTGTCGCAGGTGGATTACCTTGTAGTGGCTGGTGGAGGCGGTGGTGGTCGTGATCGTGCTGGCGGTGGCGGTGCGGGAGGCTTTCGCACTGGTACATCTTTTCCTGTCATTCCGGGCACCACTTACACAATTACTGTTGGTAGTGGTGGCGTTGGTGGTACTGCTCCATCATCAGGATCAAACGGTGGCAACTCTATATTCAGCACCATTACGTCTAACG